GATCTTGGTCCACTGGCACTTATGTAACTGACGCTATAGATGATCTAAATGAAATGCTAGAAAATGTTCGTGCTAATACGTTTGTGAAAAGTGTGACATTTTCAGCCAACACTGTGGCTGGTGGTGCAGGACTATTAGTACAGCTTACTATAGTGCCAGTAGGCACAGCCACGCTATATGACATAGATTGGGGTGACGGTCTTTACTCTAATGCCGCAGTAACCACTACTCCTACACATCCATATACTACCAATGCAGGCAGCCCATATACGGTTATCGTTCGTGCTTATGGCACAGGCAGTGGCACCGGTAGTGAAGCTAGCCAGACACGTACAGCATACATTATTATCTACACAGCAGATCCTGTGATGGGATTTGAATTATATAGGGCACCTAGTGGTGGCACCGCTTTATCAGGAAGTACCTTGTACGTTACAGAAGGTGAGACATTTTATTTAAAAAATACCACGACTAATACTTCAATGGCCACAGTAGCCTATGTGGCAAATTTTGGTGATGGGGTCGCGAATACCAGCATAGCCAGTGATGCGGCAGCTGGTGGTGTTTCCGGTGCTAGATTATCCTATGTATATGGATATACCAAATCATCGGGAACTGGCACGTTACCAGTGATTCTATGGTTGACTAGCCATACCACTGCCAACCCAGCCAGCATACCAAGGAATACAAGCCTAAATCTTAAAGTCTATGATGCTAACATAGCTGCACCCGCTGGATTGAATACCAAGGTCTTGACCTTTAGTGGTAGTGTTGGTACCAATGCTACACTAACAGCACAGGCCACAGACAACACAGGCGGCTCAGCACTTGCGGCCAATGCCAGTGTCAGCAGGACAGTGTCAACAGGAACAACGTTGATCACTACCACAGGCAACGTAACTTCAAGTTATACTTACAATGCCAATGTTGGATTTTTACAAGCAGTGATAAATGGCACAGTGCGCGGTAATGTAAATATAGCCACAGTGACATCAGCTAATATATCAGGCAATCTAGGTATTATTGGATTTAGTGACTATCATTTGCTCACAGCTGCAGGTGCTGCAACTTCATTCGCCAGCTCGATCTATAGTCCAGGATATTATTTTGGATTCCAGGCAAATGTAGTGTTACAAGCAGGTAGTGTAGCATTTGGTATCAACAGATTAGGTATGAATCATAGCTCAACAGGCATAGTGGCAAATATTGAGTTCGTTAAAGATGATGTGACATCATCGCCAACAGTAGATGGTGGCAATGTTGCGATCAAGGCTCCTGGTACATTTAGATATATTAGTGGTATACCTTATTTTAATACAGGTAGTCCACAACTATATTTACAGGATATACTTCTCAGCAGTTGGATAGGACAGACTTGGAATAACACTGCCAATGTGGTGTTAGTCAACAGTGGAACGAATCTTGAAGGATCAACAGGTAATGTAATTTTAGCTAACACACATGCCTATGTTAATCTCAGCAATGTCAGCAGTCCCATGCTGGCCAGCGGTACTCCTATAGCAGGCTCAGGCAATGTGGCCGCATATAGGATTGGAAATCTCACAGTAGCAGTCAATCAAGCCAGCGTCAGGGCCATAGCTAACATACAATTAGTAGCTACCAATGTCAATGGCACAGGCACTGCTAAAAATGTCAACACCAAACGCATACAGGTACACACAGCCGCACAGAATGGCATAAGCGAGATCAGCGTGAACGTATCAGCTGCTTTAGGCAATGGTGCTATATCCAGCAATGGTATACGGTCTACATATTTTATTAGTTCAACTACTAACAATCCAACCTACGTTGGTGCAACTAATTTCTTTACAGCAAACATCTACAGTGAGTCTAGCGACCCAGGAGTGGCAGGTACCAAAGAAGCTACTCTGCGTCTTGGCACTATCAAACATGATCTTACAGATTATGGTAACTTGTTCCTACCACCGGGACCAAATCGCAGTTCAGATACAGGTGGACAGTATTTTACTTTTGCCTTCCGCAGATTCGTAGTAGCCAACTTTGACATTAACATAACTTCAAGCACAGGTGTTGTTGGAGTATGGATTGCGGCACCAGGTACTAGTATAGACAGCACCAGTGGACTTAACGGATGGTTAGACTGTGCTACTACTTACGCAGGTGCAGGCGTGCCTGGTAGCAATACTGGAGCAGGTGGTAATGGATCAGATGGATGCGCATCAAATACTGGTGATAGGATACAGGCCAATGTGGCACTCAGCGGTGGATATACAATGACGTTAGGTACAGAAAACATGACTAACGCAACTAATCAAGTGGTGTTAGTGCGGATAGCACTGGCATCTGGGCAGATCGTAACTGCTCTTAGTGTGGGGGTAGCCGCATAATGGCGATTTCAGATACCCAGAAAGTTGATTACCTTTGGAAGAAGATAGGTTACGCGGCGACTAAAACAGACACAGTCGCTAACAAAGAGGGTTATAACGAAGCCATACCAAGTCCCTTACAGATAAGAGGCGACAAGGTCATGACTGACAGTGGCCTTATTCCTGGCACCATACCAGTTGCCAACACCAGTATCGTCAGTGTGTATACCACTTCACTACCAATAGAATGTACCAATGATGCTACAGCATCAACAAATCGTACCTGGAAGACCAATATTACTGATTGGATCAGCCCAGAGTTTGGATCTACATATCAGGTTAAAGTCTATGTAAATCTCAGCAATTCAGCAGGTAATGCCGCTTCGGCTGGTACACAACTTTTTGCATCTGGATCGGGTAATAACGATGAATGGTTCTTTGACTATCAGTCCGGTGTATTAAACTTCATTGGTACTAGTCTACCAAGTGGAGTCAGTTTTACAGGCAAAAGTGTCTATGTCAGTGGTGCAGAATACACAGGTGGATTTGGAGTTTCGGCACCTGGTAGCAGTGGCAGTGTTGGTAATCTTACCATCAGCAACGTTACTATATCAGCCAATAGCTCAGCAGTATCATCTAGTGCTAATATAATTTTATCTACATCGGGATCGGGAGCTATTCAATTTACAGGTAATGCTATTGGGCTACCATCAGGTAATACAGCACAGCGTCCAACAACTGTGGCTGCAGGATATCTAAGATTTAACACTGACACGGCCGGATTAGAAATATATGACGGCAATGCTTGGGATAATACAACTGCAACTATTACATCACAAGTTATCAATGGAAACGGTATTGCTAATACCTTTACCTTAAGTTCAACAGTTGGATCAGTGGCTGATCTGATTGTCAGTGTGAACGGTACTTTACAACAACCCACAACAGCATATAGTGTTAATGGTACATTGATTACATTTACAGAAACACCAGTAGCTGGCGATGTCATTGAAGTTAGACATATCGCCAGCGGAGCAGTTAGTGTTGATTCGTTAGCATTGGGCACTAGTAATATTATTATACCTACGCCAAATAGTACTATTAACATTAGCACTAACGGTAATTTAGCACTACAAATTGGTACTACTGGTGCCATTATAGGAACATATCCAAACATAGCTATTGCTAGCAGTGGTGTAGCTACCAATGTTGACGTATTTTCAACTTCTGTATATAGAACTGCAAAATATATATTCCAAGCTAATACCATCTCTGCATATGAAAGTTCAGAAGTATTGGTAACACATGATGGATCTACTGCTTATAGAACTGTTTATGCTGTGATCGGTAGTGGCGGCAGTTTAGGTAATGTCACAGCTACGATCAACGGCACTAATGTCCTTGTACAATATACCGCGGCAAATAATAATACAAATATACGTACATTAAAATACTACGTTGTAATCTAATTTTTACCAATCTGGCATAAATATCTTTAACAAATAATCATTTGTATCAAGCTCAATGGGGATATGGAACCGTAGGCTATACAAGAATTTAAGTAATTTTTTACGGGAACCATACCATGTCAGTATTAACTAGAATTAAGAATAATCAGATCACAGATGCGACGATTTGGGCCAATGCCAAGATCATTCCTGGATCTATCGTAGGATCGTTGTTTAATAGCAACATCACTGTGACCAGTGACTTTACTATCACGGGTAATTTAGTTGTACAGGGTTCTCAAACATTCCTAACAGTAGCGTCAACTAACACCTTTGTTAATGATCCGTTGATCGTGTTAAACAATGCGTTCACTGGCTCTAACAGCTACGATCTAGGCTTTATCTTTAATCGTGGTAGTGATCCCAACAAAGCATTTTATTACGATGAAAGCTCAGACGAATTCCGCTTAATTACCACAACTGAAACTGGTAGTACCTATGGTAGTATTGCTGCAGAAACCAGCTTTGAAAATTTACGCCTAGGTAATATCTTACTTAACAACTATACATCAACACGTGCATTATTTGTTGGTGCTAGCGGTCTAGTAACTACAGATGCAGAATACACTTACGATAGTACAAATGATACCTTAACAGTTGGTAAGTTCCTTATAGTAGGTAACAGTGCTGTTACTATCCAAACAACAGGCACAAATCAAAATCTAAAACTAGCTCCAAGTGGCTCTGGTGTAGTTGACTTTAACGCTACTCAAGCTACAAATCTAGCTGATCCAGTTAGTAATCAAGATGCTGTAACTTTATCATATTTAAACAATGAACTTAGCACTGCCGTTACTAACCTTATAAATGATGACTCTAGTATTTTCATATATGATACTGCTGCCAACGGTCGTATTGAAGTAACAGTAGATGGAGATCTAGTTGGAAATATAACCCAGGATATCACGACTTTAACTAATGATGTTAAAGTAAGTAATACCACAGTATCAACTACAACCACTTCAGGTGCGTTAGTAGTAACTGGTGGTGTTGGTGTAGCAGGTAATATCACAGTTGGTGCTCGATTTAAATCAACAGATGACACACAAAGCACAAGCACTACGACTGGTGCGATCATCACAGCAGGTGGTCTTGGTGTTGCTAAAAACTTAAACGTTGGTGGTGATGCTACTGTTACAGGTAACTTGACTGTTCAAGGTGTGATCACAGCGATCCAATCAACTACATTAGATGTAAGTGATCTACAGATTACATTGGCTAAAGGTGCAGGCACAAGTGCCGCAGCTGACGGTGCTGGTATCAACGTTGACTATGGTAACGTTGGTGCAAACATTACCTACACACACGCAACAACATCATGGAACTTTAATAAACCAATTATTGGTTCAAGTTATGCTAACTTTGGCGGTAACTTATTAGCAGCAGGTGGTGTGTTTAACGCACTAGCGATCAATGGCACTACAACTGCTGGAGATATAAACTCAACTGGTTTCATCAACACAACAGCAAACGTAAGTGCAGCTATTGTCAACACAGGTGCGTTAAACGCAACTGGCACTACGACACTAGCCGCAGTTAACTCAACTGGTTTAATTAATACAACTGGTAATGTTTCAGCAAGTAGTATCAACGCAGATACATTAGCAGCAACAGGCACTGTGTACGCCAATGCCACTACAGATTCAACTACATTAACCACTGGTGCACTGATAACATTTGGTGGTGCCGCAGTGACTAAGAGCGTGGTCATCGGTGATGGACTATTGGTCAACAGCGCACAGGCTGCCAAAACATTCCAAGTCAAAGGCCAAGGCAACAATGCCTTAATCGTAGCCAATGCTGCTAAGAACGCCATAGTGTTCAGTACCACAGGTAATACCACAGTGTCAGATGGTTGCGTGGTGAAATTTGACAGCACAGGTGCTATACAGTTACCAACTGGTACCTCAGCACTGCGTCCAGGGTCTACAGGCAACGTTGATCTTGTTGGTATGTTAAGATTTAATACAACTACAACCAATTTGGAATTTTGTACAGAAGCAGGTAGTCCAGGTACCTACACTGCCGCTGGTAGTGTGTTCACTATCGTTACTACCAACTCATTCAGCGGTAATGGCGTACAAACAGCATTTACATTAAGTTCAAGCTCAACAACTGCCGCTACCATGGTAGCAATCAACGGTGTCATACAGATTCCAACTACTGCTTATTCGATATCAGGTACCACACTGACATTTACAGAAGCTCCAGCTACAGGTGACGTTGTTGATGCCCGTGTATTCATTACGACATCAACAGTTTCACAATTAGCCAGTGGCAATGGATTTAATGTGTTTGACGTAGCTACTGTTCCGTATGCTAACATCACAGCAGGTACGAGTAGTCCAACAGTACGTGTAAGTGTTGATGGTACCAATGGTAAGGTAACATTTACTAACGATGTTGTGATCAACGGTCAATTAACAGTATTGGGTGATTCATCAGGTAATATCAACATTGGTAATGAAACAGGCGACAGGTTACAACTACGTGGTAAAACGGTCTATGATCAGACAGCTATAAATGTACCCGATGCCAATCTAAAAGAACTAGACAGTTTTAGCGTAAATGCGTTTACCACTGCTAGATATACGGTACAGGTTGTGAATGGTGGTGGTGTGTCGGCGGCAGAACTTTTAGTATCTCATGATGATGCTACTTCAAACATAGCTACCTATGCTGTGCTCAGCACAATACCGGGTACGTTCCAATCAAATATCAGCAGTGGTACTGTAAAATTGTTCTACACACCTACAGGTGCACAAAATGCTAATATTAAAGTATTGACTACATACATTGTTTAATAGAGAAGACGAGATAAATGCTTAAATTAACTGGTAAGATGTATAGAACTAACTACACAGGTGAGGATATCATCCAGGAACGTGTACTGCAAGATGGCCAATGGATCGGCACTACAGAACACGTGCCCAATAACGTTATCAATAATCAAATCAGTAATCGTGCTGTGATATTTGGCAACGGTGAAAGCCGACTCGATTTTAATGTTAATCATCTTCTTAATAAGAAAAGCGGATTATTAGGGGCAGACACTCTACAGAGTTATGCTTGTAATGCTTTTTACAGAGAATATACTCCAGATTTCTTAGTAGTTACTAGTAGAATCATTGCTGATGAAATATCAAAAACTAGTTATCCTGCAAATAATATCGTTTATACTCGCGTTGATATCAGTTTAGAATTTCCTAGGAAATTTTACCTAATCCCGCGTGATCCATATGCTGATGCTGGGGCAACTGCTGCGTATATAGCCTGCTTTGATGGGCATAAAAAAATCTATCTAGTTGGATGTGAAGGACAACACGAAGCTAATTATAACAGCAATGTCTATGCAGGTACACATGGGTATGCAGGTAAAAATTCTGACATGCTAGGTAATAATTGGGAAGAAAGTTATAGACAATTATTCCAAGTCTATGATGATGTAGATTTTGTATTAGTTACCCCAAACGGTAGATATAAAACACACGATTCTTGGAAGGCCTGCACTAATTTCCGCCAGATCAGCCACAGAGACATGGTAGTAGAAGCAGACTTATAAAATACTTTCCAGCGTTTTAATCTTGCTAGCCACGGCTTCAAAATTAATCGTACGCCAAACTCCGGGATGTAATGGTTTAGGGTGATCTTCTAAACGCACCCAACAATAACCACGATGTTCTTCATTTAGTTTTGGGATAAATTCGCTGTCTACAGGTGCTATAAAAGTATGATAGACGAAATTACCATTATCACTGGTAAATTTTTCTATGGGGATGATCTTGGGATCATTGATAGTACCGCCAATTTCTTCTTGGATTTCTCGTAATAGACTTTCTAAGATATGCTCATTGACCTCGATCTTGCCACCAACTACACCCCAAGTTCCGCTGTATTTACTGCTGTTCCTTAGTAAAAACAAATAGCGTTTAGTTGAAGTACAATAGATGAATGTACCTACACCTTCTATAAGACCAGTGTCCATAGTCCGTTTTTGTATTCGCCTTGATAGCTTTTCACCCACTGATTGAGATTCCATTTATATTGAGTTCCGGTATTTAGATTACTTACATATTGTACACTAGTTGCACCAGAGCTGTCAAATACCACTGCCCAATACACCCCATTGAATTGTACGATATCATTGGCACCAGCCACTAGATCTTGACCATCTGTACCTCGCCAAGCACTAGGACCAGTACCGGGAGCATTGGTAAAACTGCCAACATCATTTAACAATAGATATCTAGTATTTGTGCTTGGACTGGTGATACTTGCATCTACGGTGACCTTACGTGGATCAATGATAGCATCAATTGGATCTAAGGTATTGGCTGGATACGTGTCAATGTCAGCATTGAATATCAATAGGCTATCATCAGTAGGGTGATAACTCACAGTACCAACCACTTCAGTGATACCATCTTCAGTAGATAATCTTACCTGGCTAGTACCATTTTCTAGCACTCCGTAGACATTGATAAGACTACGCCAAACATCTCTGGTTCCGACTTTGACTGGTGTCTCGGTAACTGGGTGTTTTGGTTCTAGTTCAGTTGGAGGGTCGCGTGGATCTTCAAATTCAGAATATTTTAATAATGTAAGAGTATTACCAATCAACAGCACACCATAATCTAATGGAGTGAAATATTGACGCATGCCCAGTAAATTAGTGTCATTGTACACAGCTTCGCTGAGATTGCCTTCACCATCATGTATGCTGGCGATGATCTTTTGTATGACACCAAGTTTTTTGACCTTGGCCGGAGGACTGATCCACACAGGCAGTTTGAACGTTAAGGTGGCTACATCGATTGGATTTTCAGTACCGATCGGCACACTACGACTTGACCAATTTGGCGTTTCCAGATACACCGCGGTCAAACTGGTCCAGTCAACGTAGTTGTCTGTTGATTGTATTTCTAATGCTGGATTGAATAACACGATCAACTGTTCTAATAATTGCAATTTCTGTTTGGTGTTGCTGGTCCAGATATCTAATTTAAGTTCCAATGTGTAAGGCACAGGCATCAGTCTTTCGATACTAAAAGCATTGCCTTGGCGTGCTTCGTATTCTTGTGTGTCCTCATTGTAGTAACGTTGACGGATATTCATCTTACCAACGAAGTCAGGTTGCTGTACACGGTCTCGATCATAGGTAACATTATTGATATACACAGTCATAGCAGGCACAGTAGGCATGGCATTTTCGCTCATGTTATTGATAATAGCAGCTACTTGTCGACTACCATCACCATAGTAAATAGGCACACGCTGTAGAGTGGTATTACCTACACGGTCCTGACCAAACTCAACTTGGAATCCAGAAAGCATGCGAATAAACTGTGCTAGGAATCTCTCGATCTGAGCATCATAAAAATACTGCTGAAGAGCCGCCATAATTAATTGTCCGCCGAAGGTCTTAATGCATCACTTAAACTTTGACGTTGATAAGTGACATTTGCATAAATTGTATATTCTAATACGTCATTGGTATTTAATGCTGTAGACACTGTAAATGATATATTTCCTGCTGTGTTAGCGATAGTATTAGTAATGATCTTGCTGTTTAGTTTTGTTTTTACACCATAGGTGCTCTTGTATGCGGTCTTGGTAACTACCTGTTTAGAAGCAAGCGTAAATGTTTTAGTTTGTGCGTTAGCTGCAGGAGTGTATGCTCCAGATGAAATACGTATCGCGTCCCAAACCAATGCGTTGGCATAGTTAGCATCTGTGTTATTAATAAATCCGCTACGTTGAGTAGTATTAGTAGCACCTGGTGTAAGGTTAGTACGTAGACCATCTTCAATTTTAACCCAGCGGCGACTATCATAACGGAATAATCTATTAGGCACATAATCTAAACGTAGGAAGTAATCTCCAGTCACTGGACTTGTTGGGAACGCTATACCAGCGGCCACCGTAGCACCGTTTGGAGGGAACGCATCACTGGTCAAGTAACCTTTGACTTTATCACTTGGGCTTACTGTGCTAGAACTTGAATAGGTATTGCTAGAAACATTGGCATTTGAGCTGGCCGTTACACCCAACGGATCCCCTGGCTGTCCTTCTTGGGTGACTGGAGCAGTGTATAAATTGGTAATATCGTATCCACTTTTAGGAACATCACTTTCAGCACGTGCAACGATAGCATCATTGATGTCGAGATATTTGTTATAGGTACTTAAGACATCACTTAATGTACTGGTAGTATTATCACTAGCTGTGATATTATTAATAATATCTTTGTATTCTTGACTGTCTACCAATGGTTGTAGTTTAACACGCCATAGGTGTGGATACCATGTTGGAGCAAATCCTTCTGCGGCACGGGTAGCATCATTAACCACATAATAACGTTTAAGTGCGGCCGGAACAGCGTCATCCAGCGGATAATAATCTTTTAAGTTTGGTAGTTCCATGACATCGCCTACCATCAACTTACGACCAATCGTATCAACCATGTCATTTAAATGGAACACAGCAAACATGGTATCACCAGTTAGGAACAAACCAAACTGTGTTAGATCAAAGTCGTTGTCATTCAAACGATAAACAGTTCGCATGGTATAGATGCTGGTATCATACTTGCGATCACGATTTTCTAAGAACAATAGATCTTGTATGCTGGTAATGCCTGTGGTACCAGGTTCGGTGTTGCTGGTAAATGGTTGATCTATTGGGCCGAGATACTTGTGGACGTTTACATCAACTCCGCCAACGGTGAACATCTCGCTCATGCGTTGGTCAAAGAACTTGTAGTCGTTGCCCTTATTTGGGCGCCATAAACTTAAACGTGGCATTATCTAATCCTAATTATCTAGTATTTATCGCCGTTGACAGCTAGCCCAAATGATGTTATACTGTATTATGACTGAAATTAATCACAGCTTAGAATGGGCAC